TTTCATCCCACGCCTCGGCTTTTTGTAAGTACTGCCAAAACAAAGGATCAATTAGTATTTTTGATTCTGACATTGGAGCGCTTTTTGGCCATACGTCTTCACAATAACCACAGTTATATTCATACGTAGGTCTATATCCAGCCTCTATAGCTCTTTTGATTGCTCGTTCTATATTAGTTTCCATTTTTTTCTTTTTCAATAATAAACTTTTTACAAACCTTTTTGATCGCACTCTTCAATCTCCAATAAAACATAAATCCGTACTCCACAAATACGTAGCCTGGGAATTTATCTCTTGGCCAGTCAGTTTTGTAAGTCACTACTGCTTTATTGTATAGAAAATCAATGCGTATACTTGGTAAAGATGGCCCATGCTCTTCTATTATTTTTCTGTTCATATATTTGTTAGTTTAAAATGTTCCTCACAACAATCATCGCCGTTTTTATTAACCCAGGTATCTAATTTCTTACATACGTGACAAGGCTTTTTACCAACTGATTCTTCCTCTGATATTAGTAATAAGTCTGATACATCTACACCGAGTTCTTCTGCTCTTCTAACTATGTATTGATTTACTGTGGTCGTGAACCCTGAAAGCCTACTATCCAAATCTTTTATTAAGAGACCTTTTAATAACATTTTTCTATCTTGAGCTATTTGATATTTAATTATTGCCTCCATTGCCACAATTGTTCTTTGAATAGTATCTGGATGTAATTGTGCATCAAACAGTCTCTCAGTAATTAAAACTTTCCAATTAATTCGCCAGTCTTTATCTTCTGTTTCACACCTCTTACATACATCTCCGTCTATATTTTTCATGGTGTGGCATTGTGTACATTGTTTTATTTCTGACATGTTAATAATTTATAGCTTTTTTAAAACACCACTTCGGATTATTAATATCTTCCATGCACTTGTTGAATTGATGCTCTTTATTGCTTAAAGAAATTACATCATTCCACTCTATTGCATACGCAAGGGCTTTTACAATCAATATGGAGACAAGCAATATCGCACACACTATTAGAGTTTGTTTTATCATTTTATTCATCTTTTTTTAGTAAATCAATTATTAATAACCTTGCTTGCATTAGGTTTATCCTGCCAATTTTATAAGCTACTAATATACCGGCAATCACTTCTTTACTGGTATTTTTTGACATATCAACTTCAATATTACTTTTTGCAATGCAAAGGAGTGTGTGGATAAAGTCTACAAACGGTTCGGGCTGACGTTCGATGTCGTCTGCTAGTAGATTGTAGATAGCAGTAATTCCATTTTCTGTATCTAAAAGCTCGATCTCGTTCTCTTTCCAGTTCACTGTTATATTTATTTGGGCCACTTTTTGCAATGCTAGGAGTAAGTCCGCGAGCCTTATTTCTCGGCCTATGATTTCGACATGATAATCACTAAAATCTTCTATAGATATTTCATTAGAAAATTCTACTAAATACTTAGGTATACCCAATTGAGTTGCTATATATCTATGCCTACCAGGATATCCAGAAACAAACACCTCACACCCCATCTCTAAATCCAAAATGCTCGGATTCGCCTCAATACACTTTTGTCTTATTTGTTTTAGTTTTTCTTGTTTAGTCATGCTGCATAATTATGCCGGTAACAGCAATTCCTATAACAATCAGCAACATCACCCAGTACTCTTTGGTACTCGCTCCATGGCCTATGTGTGCCATGTAAAATCCCCATAATGCCCAAAAGATAATATTTATTATTACTTTAATCATGTGTTTTTATTGTGTTTTTTATAAATGAGATTCGCAATTTCCGCATTCACAATCTCCTTTTTGTAAATGTTTTCCGGATATTCTGTATTCATCTGCTCGTCCCTCTTGATAGCCTTTCATAAAGCTTGCATCTGCACTTAATCCATGGTTTTCAACAGGAGGGTTTTGTAGTAAGTCTCGGATGTCTAGGAGGACTTCAAGAGATGCTATTGCTGCTTTTTCAGCAGAGTTGTATCCAGTTGGTTTCTGAACTTCTTTTTCTATTTCTTGCCTTGTTCTCATTTTTTTATTATGCTTTTGGTTTGTAAGTAGCGGTCATTGTATCTAAGTCTATCTGCCACACAATTTCTTCTGTTTCTTTGACTTCTTTTGGACGATGTTTTGTCCACCAGTCATTATCGTCATACCCGCTGAATTTTACGAGATCAAATATTCCCTTAAATGAGAAGTAGAGATCATTTCGCATTTGCGCTTTAGTGATGTTTCTTTTTTCCCCAGTCTGATTTTTGTCTGCCATAGCTTTATTCCACATTTTATCTATTTCTTCTGGTGAATAATCACCATAGTCTAGATCAATTCCTGCAAAATGATCGTAAAATTTACAAAACTCTTTTGTATTAGCTGTCCATATTCTTACGGGGTATTTTTGCTCACCAACTGTAAGGCTGTAGACAACGTAGTGACTATCGACTTCAATGAAATTGAGTTTATCTAAATTTTCTATCAAATATTCTTTTATTTCCTTTCGCACTGATTCCGCTTTTTCCAGTAGTTCTTTCATATATTTATTTAGCCAAGCATTGTCCTGCTTGCATTATTACCATTAAGTAAGCACCGAATACGAAGCCTGTGAGGAGGACTAGGATGTAATAAATAGTATCTTTTTTCATGGCACCTTTTGTTTCTTCTTGAGGGTATGCGTATTCGATCTCTTCTTCTCTTTTCCAAAAGTATACGTCAGCTGCTTGATTTACTAGGTTATAAGGTATGCCCGATCTATCTATATCTACAATAGTAAACATAAGACTGTCGATTGCCTGTCTTCTAAATTCATCTTTGACTCTCACCTTTTCTCCTATTTTAAACTTGCTCATGTTGTAAATATATATTTTGTAGTAATAGACTCTCCGAGACCTATATCAATCCCTATAAAGTGAGTAAAAACTAGACTGCGCTCACTATGCTGTTCACTCTCTTTGTAAAACAAAATTATCTTTCGTATCATCTCGGTATTCCACATCATAATTTGATGGAAATTCCTCGGATGTGCCTTTTTCCGTAGCTCTTGAATAAGCTCTAGCCTATCCATATCCTCTACTCTTTTGACAGTCATAAATATATTTAAATTAGTAATATCTCAAGTATACTCTGCTATCATTTGTTGTCAATTAGTATACATAGGTGGTGGGGATAAATACAGGCAAAAATAAAAAGCACCAAGCGTCGAGGTGCTTCCTATCTTTGTGCCTTATCAGCACGTAGTTGATTATAGTACGGTACAAATATCCCTTTAGGATCGAGCGGAACCTAGGGGAAGAAAAACCTTGGCTATAATCAACTACGTGCTGATAAAAAACGTCTATATCTTAGGCTTTCTTATCTTAGAGATGAAGTCGTTTAGATAGTTACTGCCTCGGCCTATGATGAGTCCGGTAATTACTGAACCTACGTATGGAATGTCTGATACTGCTCCAAGCTCTGAAAGAATATCTACCTTGTAAAGTACTGCTACAGTGATACCGAATGTAGCCGATACATATTTGATCCAAGGCTGTATCTTTGTAGTGTCAGATACGAAATATTCTATGATCCCCTCCACTAGTATTGCGAGCAAGAAAACTGTTGATATTGTCTCTATGTTCATGGTTATTGTTTATTTATTAATTCAATCATTTTCGCACGACTTTTTGGCCCGAAATTTGTCCCTTGTGGATTGTCTGCAATCCCATTTTCTATTTGAAACTTTGCAAGGGCATCTCGTGTTTGTGGGCCGAAAGGGCCGTATACCCCTTTCTTCATATAAGGCGCTTTTGTTACAGGAGAGGTAATATACTGCAAACAAGCTTGTAATGCCCTCGTGTGGGCTGAATTTGGGGCATTAAACACTATATTAGCGCTTGGTGGAGTAGGTCTATCGTCCTTTTTCTTTTCTTCTACGTAATACTGCACTCCATAGGGAATACAGTAATCCCATGCAAGTAGTTTTTTAAAGCTCTTGTAATGGTCAAAATCTTTGTAGGCTACACCGTCTTGGTATCCGTATATGATCGTCGCATGAGCTGTACCACATCCACATGATTTGATTGGTGGCATTGCCTCGTTAGAATTCCAAGGCGGACATACTGATGCCGCTATTTGAATTGGGCCAAAAGGTAAATATCTTTTTATTAAAGATTGCGCCTCTGCACTATTGCCCACGATAATCCATTGATATGAGATATCAAATCTCTTTCTAAATTCAAGCCCTAGGTCTTTTAGCTCTTGAGGGATTTCTTTGTAGTATATATTCCATTTACTTTCGTAAGGCATATCGTCAGTCATGTCTTTTGGAAAAGGCCACTTGCTTTCTGGAATGACTCCATGATTGCGTACGCTATCTCCTACAGCACCGAGTGAATTCCCTTTTTTTGTAGTGCCACTCATCTTGGCCGTGAACCTGTCGGATAGATTGACCTTATTTGTCCTATAGTCGATGTATCCATTATCTTTTAGCCACTGGATATTTTCTGTAGATATGAGTCTTAAATAAATGAGGTGATTGAAAAATGTCTCTACACAATTGAGTGCAGAAAAAGACACGCATGCATACGTATCAAATAAGAAATTTAGTTGTACTTCTTCGTCTGGTAAAAAGAGATCGTGCTGACCACCCACCACAAGCTCTTTCATTGCTCCTACACCAGTCTCACCACCTGCAATAAAGTCCGTTGACCGAACTT